TTATCGCTCTGGGTCGGCCTAGCGATAATGACCGTTTCTACCCGTGGGATATCTGTTCCTTCGGTAAATACCATACAGTTTACGATGCAGGGTATTTCTCCATCTGTGAACCTCTGAATGATGCCAGCCCGGTCTTTGGTTTCTCCTGTCACCACCACTGCGCCTGGGATGCGGCTGGCGATCTCGTTTGCTTGCCGGACGGATACTGAGAAGACCAGGGTTGCACCTTTCGCGTATTTCTGGTATGCTTCCGCAATAGCGTCCGCTGTGCCCTCCATCGCTTCCGCTAGTTCCCCCGGCGCGTAATCCCCCATGCGCGTGCATACAGCTGACAGATCAAACCCAATGTTGACCCGAAGGCAATGGATGTCCGACAGGTATCTGTTGTCGATGCCCCACTTGAGGTCCCTCTGGAAGATAATCTTCTGAAAAACATCGTTTAGCCGCACCTTGTCGCCACGGTTTGGTGTTGCAGTAAATCCCAGCGTCATCCTGGGTGCAAAATAGTCTAGTATCTTTCGGTATGTTCCTGCGACGGCGTGGTGGGCCTCATCCACGATGATGGTATCGAACTCATCTGGCCGAAAGTGCGATAGCCGCCGCGCCAGTTTTTGCACGCTGGCTGATACCACCTCTTCCCCGTGGCTGCTCTGTTCCGCCCGCTCCACACCATAAGAGCAGTCATAGTATTTCCGAGGTTGTTCCACTAGCTCTTCCCGGTGGCTCAGGAGCAGTACCCGGCCCCGACGCGGAATGTTGGCGAAGGTGACCGTCTTTCCCAGCCCCGTCGCCATCTGGCACAGGTACGATCCAGGTGGTTGCGTCTCGATGGCGGCGATGCACTCGCGCTGGTAATCTCTTAGCTCCATGTAACTTCTGTATCCTCCTGTAACTTTATTTACAGATGAAAAATCCAGTAATTTCAACGCTTTAGGTACATTTCTGTAACTCTGTAACTTTTCCCCGCATTTTTCTATATAGTGATTGTATCTGCTTGTCGTCCACAATATAAGGACAAATGTATTTTTTCACACATATATACTTTCCTAAAAAAGTATTGCGGGGGGGTTACAGAAGTTACAGAATTACAGAAATCAAAGCGGCAACAGGTCATCTTCAACAAATTCCCGACTTAATTTAGGTAGTTTTAGACAAACACAGTTGGGTGACTGCCCGTTTCCGATGTAATGAGTTTTTGTATACCCCTTCGTCCCCGCTTCGATTAATCCGCGTGTCCGCAGGTGGCTCAACAGCGCCTTTGGGTTGATGGCGTTCTCTGCGCACACGCGGTTAAACACAGACCGAATAATATAGGCGGTATTGTCCTCCACCGCTCCGTAGCAGTCCCCGGTTTCGGTCACGCCACGCAATTTGTTGGCATTGACAGCGACCCAATCACACAACACCTCATAGCCCCGGTCCGCCAGGCTGACTGCTTCGCGGGCTTTCAAAAACTCACCAAGCTCCTGAGCGGTCAGCGCCCTTTCGTCGTGAAAAATCCACTCGGTCGCCAAAGCGTCTGCCGTGAGCACCACAGCGGCGGCCATTGCCTGCTTGTCTGTTGTGTTGGATGCCGTACACTCTTGAAAAAACCTATCGTACAGCTCTGCCGCGCGCTCCCTTGCCCCTGGCTCCATCAGCCGAGACACGAACTTCCGGCCAGCCCAGCCATAGTTTTCCTTTAGGATGTTTGCCGTTTTGTGACCGTCCCGGATGGCCTTTTCGCTGGCAAGGCACTCGATCTCGATGACTCGGTTTACCGCGCCTGCGCCGTCGCTCTCTCCCACGATAGGAGTCTCCCCCGACGTGATAAAACAGTTGGCCCACGTGGGTGTGTAGTTTAAGCCAAGGGAGCGGTTTCCCCGGACCTTGCCGGACCCGCTTGCCAGCTCGTAAACATTGAACACCACGTTCCCATGCTTGTCCTTTGCAAGCTGCAAGTCGTCCAGGAACAGAGGAAGGGAGTGCAGGAATCCGGCCATCAGCTCAAATCCCACGCTGGTCCCCCGGAAGGTCTGGAAAAACGACTGCCCAACTGCTGGATTTGCCCATACGCTGGCCCCCAGCATCTGCGCCACAGTTTTGCCCGTCCCACTGTCCATGCCCCACAGGTGGACAAAGAATGGCAGACAGCCCAGCGGCTCCACCAACACCGAAGCGAATGACGCCGCCAACACAATGCGGGCGGTAATGCTGTATGACCTGGCATCAAGCGCTTCCACTTTCCACGCTTCATAGCTGCCCACCTGTGATATGGCCCTGTACGCACCCCGGAAAGCGTCGGCGCTGTCGAATACGATCCCTTTGGTGTAAGGTGAAAATCCTTCCTCGTTCCATCCCATGCGAGACACAGCCTTGACCTCTGGTATTATGTCTTGATTGAGGTCCAGCATATCCCGCAGGAAATCCACCAGGGCGTTTGCCCGCTCTCCACTGGTCACGGATACGCCGACACTGGAAAGCCGGTCCACAATCTTGTTAGCCGACGAGATGTCTTTGGCGTCCACCACCACTTCGCTTTTGTGGTGGCCCCGCCAGAACAGCAGTTTGACTTTGATGAGCCCCGTATCCACTCCCCTCAGGCGCTGTACAGGCATGATAGGGTGTGAGCAGGCCCACACGGTTCCGTTATTCCCGTGCTTCCAGATACCGCCCTCGTCGGCGGTCCACTCTCCTGTATTCAGTTCAAAGGGCTGGTCTCCAAACTCGGACACGCCGTCGTCCGTGATGACGGGAAGGGTTAGTTCTTTCAGTTTCTTTTTATAAAGGCCAAAGAGCTTTTTGAAATCCCGAAAACCCAACTCTTTCGCCAGGGCCGCCGTCCTTCGTTCCTCCATCCCCTGTTCATATGGGTCTTTGATGGAGGTGAGATATTCGAATACTTTCCCAGTGTCAAAGTCCTCTAATGTAAAATCTTTGATGGTATCACACCCCATCCAACAAATATTCCAGGTATGGCAGGCGCTTGACGGCCTCGCAGTAAAGTGGGTGGGGGTACTCAAAATACTTCTGCGCCTCCCACCAGTACCGATGCTCTCTTGCAAGTGCGTCCAGCCGTTCCTTTTCCGCCCGCTCTGCCGCCTGGCGCGCCCGCCGTTCCTCCAAGATGCGGGAAGCCTCCCACTTTGTTGGGCGCTCTGCCGTCAGCCCAAGTCCAAAATCAGACGAGATCCGTATGATTGCCTGTTGGAACGTGATATCGAATAGTTTCATCACAAAGTCGATAACCGAGCCGTGCGCACCGCACCCGAAGCAGTGAAACCCGCCGCTCCCCCGGTATAATTTCAAACTAGGTGTTTTCTCTTTGTGAAACGGACAGCAGATGTACCCGGCCCTGCTGGGCGTAAATCCATAGTGCCGGGCCACCTGGTCCATTGTGAGAAGCGCCTTGATCGAATCAGAAAGGCATATCGCCGTCATCGCCGTCGTACTCTGTAAATTTCGGGAGACTGGATGCGGGCTGCACCGCCAGCTTCTTCAACTCCGGTACCTTAAAGTCTCCCTCCCGGATAGCCTTAACGGAGCGGCAGGTGTCAACGTATGTCCTCTTCCCGACTGTGCCATTGTTCTTCTGGTATTCCTCGTCGCCCAAAACAACTCCGATCACCTTTCCCACCAATGCCTGTACATTCCGGTCGTCAAAGACATATCCAGGATTTGATACCTCTACACAGGTTTTGAAGCCTTTGAAAAATCCGAGGGCTGTCTGCTTGTAGGAGCGGATTAACGGGCTGGGCCAGAACCCCGCCCGGTTGAAGGTGTCCTGATTGGTCCCCTTATATTTCCCTTCGTCGAACTCCCACTCGATTCTCAGGTATTCCTTACTCTCCACGTCCTCCACACGGGCAATGCGGGCGATATATCCGCCGGGGGTGGCCCGCTCAAACTCACCGCCGTTCTGCTCCTGGATAGCGTCCCAATCTTCAATGTGCCGCATTCTGTTTTTCCTCCTTTTGTTTTAGCGGGTCCATGCCCCAATATTCCCGGATGGTGGTATCCACCAGCTTTAGGTCGTTGTCGATTTCCTCGGGAAACATTTCCATCGGAGACTTCGCCGTGGAAAACCCTTCCGATTGTGTAATGAAAATGTGCCTATCTTTTTCCGCCTTGCAAAGCAGCACAATGGAGAACAAGCCCTCGACCGTCAGTTTCTCATCCAGCATCTTCCCGATGGTTTTCGCCTTTAGGGTGCCGTCAGAGCTTGTCTCTGTGTGGTGCAGAAAATAAACGATACAGTCTTGCGGCGTGCTGGTGATTACAAATTGTATTAAGTTTCGGAAGTTCAGGGCAATGTCAGTGAATTTGTTGTATCCGGTCTCTTTCGCCCGGTCGAAAAACTCAAACGCCAACAGGTATTGGCTATCGTCGATGGCGTAGGCGTTCAGCTTTGGCTCACTGAGGGTATTTATAATCTTTTTGTAGCTCACTCCGTCCACCTTTGGCAGCTTCTTCCGAAACGGAAGCGGCTTGCCCGCAACATTGAAAATTCCAATCTCGCCCGGCTCGAAGTTTCTTAGGGAAGTGGATTTTCCACTCCCGGAATCACCCATTACGAGAACTGGAAGGCCCATATGCTTCATCCTCCTCATCTAAAATGATCGGGCACTCATTGCCCCTGCTTGTGAACGGGAAGGGCAGATACTCCCCCGTCAATAGGCACCTGTGCCGCTTCAGGCTATCCTCGTTGCGAACGTAGGGACACCACTGACACCGGGTCATATCCTCTGGGAATGGGACTCTGAGTGTTGCCGTGCCCCATGTGTAATAGGTCACCGCCTTATCCATGCCCATAGACTTCCACCTCCACTCCAAGTGCGTTAGCTAACAATACAGGGTTCTTTGTGACCTCACGCATGAAACACTCTTCGCATACCCATTTATTCCCGTGCAGGAGATACCGCTTGTCGTCTTCATATATCTCGCTCTGGCATTCCTCACATTTTGTTTGTGAAACTGTTGGAGGCTCCAACGGAAGTTCGGGCATATAAAAGTTATTCAAACACGATCCCCTCCCTCTCCGCCTGCCGGACGATCTCCGACAGGATGTAGCTTGCGGACATATGATTATCTACCGCGTGTTTTCTGATGATTTGTGCCGCATCAGGCTGCAATCTAAAAATATTAGACTTGCTTTCTTCCGCCAAATATGATTTACTATATATAGTAACCATTCACATTTTTCCTTTCTGCCGCCCCTCGGTCTGCACACCGGGGAGCGGCGCTTTTATTGTTCCACCCATTCCCCGCACATGATGTTGTCCGGTTTGTTTTTTGCCCGAATGGTGCGGTATTCCCGGTTCGTGACCTTAACACGTAGGCCGGCATAGATACCATATCCACAGCCAGCCTCGATGCCATAGCCAGCCTTGATGCCACAGCCAGCCTCGATGCCCTCGCCAGCCTTGATGCCACAGCCAGCCTCGATGCCATAGCCAGCCTTGATGCCCTCGCCAGCCTTGATGCCATAGCCAGCCTCGATGCCCAAGCCAGCGATCAGCCGTCGTACAATAATTCCAAGTTTCGCGAAAACGCGCCCAGCAAAGACGATGTCTAGCTCCTTAGAGTTGATCTCTTCGACCTCCAGGACATCCTCCGTCGGCCCGACTTTCTCCAGCAACCAAGTCGCATAGTCTGTGTGCCCGCCTGCCACCGCCTTATCCAGCATATCTTGATATTCCGCCTTGCCGTCTGGATAAGTACGGTCATAAAAGTCCATGCCGCTCTTGCAGGCTCCCAACTGTGCGAGATGGTCCCGCGTGATGATAAATTTCCCTGTCATTGGTATGCCTCCATTACTTCATAATCAGCGCCACTGTCATTACCACCACCAGCAGCGCCACAGCCCCTACAAACAGCCGCTGAACCCTGGCCGTCTTGATTGCCTCCCGCTTCCACCGTACCCGGCGGCTGTAGCTGGCTGCCGCCCGCTGGCTGGGAGTCCAGTCCGCGTCAATGATTTGGTTTTTCATCCTCGTCCTCCTTCTCTCTTAGAAGATTGTTCATCAACTTCACGCAATCTGCGAAAGCTTGAATGATTTCTTCCCACGTAGTCCCGTAAGCCGCTTTATTCAAGCGGTCCAGCAGTTGTTTTGTGTTCCGGGCCTGGCCCTCCAAGTCCAAAATACTGTCCTTCTCATTCAAAGTTTTCTTTCTCTCTGCCATAATTTTTCCCTTTCCGGCTTGACAGAGAACGTTTGTTCTAGTATCATGTGTCTATCAAGCCTAGTCGGTGTGCTCGATTAGGTCTGTAGCCTCGTCAGGTGTTGGTAGCGCCTGGCGGGGCGTTTTTATTTTGTTTTGTCTCTTTCAGTGTTGCGGTTGCTTTGATCGTAATTCCGTGCTCACGTCCATAGATGTCCGCCAAGACTTGCAGGACATACGGTATATCAAACGGCTTGCTTTCCATGTTCTGCGCCTCCTTTTGGAAAATCTATGTAGAATAAAGCAAGTCCAATGTCACAGGTACCTTTTCGCAAATTCTTTGATAGGGATTCCGTCCTCCATCCACAGCTCATAAAGCTGCTGGATTTCCGCTTCCGTGTGTCGTTCTGGTTCCCAGCTCTTTCCCACGGCATCCGCCGCAAGCTGGAGCACAGTCAAAAATAGGTCAGGATAGTGTTCCATGCCCGTCTCCTTCCTTTTTTAGGTCATTTGTGGTATTATCCTCGCAAGGAGGAATGTTGTATGAAGCAATACAAATGTCTTTCCTTTCTCCCAAAATTTCGATTGGAAATTCCGTCAGGAGAAAATATAAATTCCATATCCAGGTTTGCCTTTACTTTAGATTGTGTCTCGTTTTTGTTCTCATTCCGGATTCCACAACTCAAAGACAAACAGTTGACCATAGTCCTTCGGCCAGATGTTCCTATGTGCTGTCGTGAGAGCAACACAATCTACCTAGCTTGTGAACCTAATGCATGGGCGCAAGCCGCTTATCAGTTTTCACATGAGCTGTGCCATTTTTCGATCCCCGAAAAAGTATGTAGCCAATTGCGCTGGCTGGAAGAAACCATCTGTGAAACCGCTTCCTTGTATGTCCTTCCAAAAATGACTTTACTTTGGAAATCTTTGAACATCAAATACACCGTTCAAGGAGGGGGTATATATTGGGATTCGTTTGAAAGATATGCCTCAAACACATCATCCAAGGTTATTCCATTTGATATGAAGGACATTTCCGAACTTTCTGTTCTGGAAAAAAACTGCTACCTCCGGGAAAAGAACCGTTACATAGCACTTAAGCTTCTTCCAATTTTTATTGAATATCCTGATTTGTGGTCTGCGGTTCCTGCTCTTTGCCGGGTGCAGGCGGATCTCCCATTGCGTTCATCGCTTCAGCAATGGCAAACAATTTCTCCACCGCACCTTCGTCCTTTAATTGCGCAAGTATCCGATCTATTTCTTGACCGACTTTAGCGTTGTGTTCACCCCATACTCCTGTTGTGGCGGCCCGATCCCCTACGGGGCCTCTATCGCAACACATCATCTGTCTCACCCCCTTCTCCCCCAAAATTCCGTTGGGTCAGCCCGAAGAATGTTGTAATTAGAAGTTATTCGTGGTATTATCCAGAAGAGGAGGAGGATACCATGAAAAAAATGTTAGTTATTTGTATGTCCGTTTTTCTACTCGCCTGTTCTGCCTGCGGCATCAGCCAGGCAGACTATGATGCAGCTGTTTCAAATGCGTGGCAGGAAGGATACGACGAGGGAAAAGACGTTGGCTACGATGAAGGATATAGTGACGGCGAATCGTCTGGTTACGATTCCGGGTTCTCCAGCGGCGCATCTGAGGGCATGGCAGAGGGATATGACGATGGGTACGACGACGGATATGCTGATGCGCTTGGTGTTCAAGACCCAGTTTACATCACGTTTTCTGGCTCAAAATACCATCGTTCCTGGTGCTCCTATTTGAGCAGTTCCGCCATACTGACATCCCGTGAAGAAGCGATAGCTAGAGGATATACCCCTTGCTCAAGATGCAATCCGTAGCACAACAGAGTGCGCTCCGTGCCCCAAGCACGGGGCGCTTTTCTTTCCTTCTGAAATCGTTCTTTAGATTTCTAAAGATTGTGATTAAAAAAATAATCCTCAATTTTCCCAACTGGAATGCCGAGGGCACCACTGATTTTTGAAATCTCGTCCTGGCGAAAGTTTCGCTTATTATTAAGGCTGAAATTCATGGAACACTCGCTGATCCCAATGGTTTTTGCGAGTTTCTCCTGCGTAAATCCACGCTCCCGCATCAGACCAAGAAGTTTTGAATAATCATAGGACTGCATTTCTCTCACCTCCTGCCGTCATATTATCACTTTCGATTTCAAAAGTCAATAGGTTTCTAAAGTTTTTCTTGAAAAATCTAAAGCCATGTGATATAGTGTACCCGAAACGAGGTGATCGTATGGCACAATTCAAAGACAGACTTGAATCCGCCCTTGAAATAAGAGGAATGAAGCCGGTAGACCTCGCCCGAACAACGGGAATAAACGAAGGGGCGATCAGTCAATACAGAAAAGGCGCATATAAAGCAACCCAGAGAAATTTAGAAAAAATATCAAAGGCGCTTAACTTTCCTATACCATGGCTTATGGGAATCAGTGACGATGATGGAAGTGGTGCCAGTGAGCAGTTACCTCACAATATAACCCCCCTCCCCGAAATGAAAAAAATCCCCCTGGTGGGGCAGATAGCCTGTGGCCTTCCAATCCTGGCGGAAGAGAATATAGAGGACTATATTGACCTCCCTACCCATATTCATGCGGACTACGCTCTTACCTGCAAAGGAGAAAGCATGATAAACGCCGGGATACAGGACGGAGATGTGGTTTATATAAGAAAGCAAGCGGAAGTAGAGAATGGGCAGATCGCCGCCGTGCGGGTAGACTGTGAGGATGCCACCTTGAAGCGCTTCTATTACGATGGCTCCGCCGTGCAGCTCATAGCAGAAAATCCAAAGTTTCCCCCGCAGGTATTTGCGGGGGAGAACATCAACCGGATTAAAGTCATTGGTCTGGCAGTAGCATATACCCATGTGATTCATTAAGATGTTGGCAAATAAAAACCCGCCCCCGGTGATGATACACCAGAGGCGAGAAAGGAGTGGTATTTATGGAAAGAGCGGCATTGTATATACGTGTCAGCTCAGAAGAGCAAGCCATACACGGACTTTCCATAGAAGCCCAACGAGAAAAATTAGACCAGTGGGCCAGAGGCCGTGTAAAAATAGTGGATCACTATGTGGATGCCGGTATATCCGCCAGGAAACCAGCGACAAAGCGGCCAGAACTCCAGCGGCTTCTAAATGATGTGAGGGCGGGTCGGGTTGATGTGATTTTGTTCACAAAGCTTGACCGATGGTTCCGAAATATCGCGGAGTATTATAAAGTGCAAGAGGTGCTGGAGAAGCACCATGTAAACTGGAGGACTATCCAGGAGGATTATGACACCTCCACCGCATCCGGGCGGTTGAAGATCAATATTATGCTGAGCGTCGCTCAGGATGAGGCAGACCGAACGGGAGAGCGAATCAAGGCCGTATTTGAAAGCAAGCTGATGCGGAACGAGCCGATCAGTGGAAAGGTTCCGCTTGGGTATAAGATTGAAAATAAGCGCCTGGTGATAGAACCGGAAAAGGCGGATATAGTCCGAGATATTTTTCGTTATTATATATCAACCAGATCCATCCGGGAAACACGAAAATATATCCTCAATAGGTGGGGAATATCCTATTGTCACACAAGTATTCGGTCCATGCTTCAAAATGAGCGGTACATAGGCAGGGCACACGATTCAGACACCTTCTGCCCCTCCATTGTGCCTAAAGATGATTTCCTTCTTGCAAACAAGATTTTGTCCACAAGAGCGGAGCGGTATGTGCAGAGCCGAAGCAACCGTGTATATCTGTTTACCGGACTTGTTTTTTGCGCCGAGTGTGGAAATCGTCTTAGCGCACACGTGGTCGGGCAAAAATATATATATTACCGTTGTACCAGATACGAGAAAACGCATATCTGTTCCCATAAAAAACGGACCAGCGAACTTGTGTTGGAAGATTGGCTTGTAAAAAACTTGCTTGCTCAATTCGCCGCGTACAATGTTTCTATATCAGCGGATGAGAAACCAGATACGAAAATAGACACATCAAAGATTCGTAGAAAAATGGAAAAGTTAAAAGATCTTTATTTGAATGACCTGATTGAGAGAGATGTCTACGAGCGAGATTATAGCGCTTTGAAAGAAAGTCTGCTAGAAGCCGAACGTGTGAAACCGAAAAAGAAGCCTGTCGATCTATCGGCAGTAGCGGATGCGTTAAAAATGTATGATGGGCTATCCCGAACGGGGAAAAAAGAATTTTGGAGCCGGACGGTCAGTAAAATTGTCATCACAAACGAAGATGACTTTTTTGTGTATCCGACTTCGCCATAATTATTGTTACCTGTATGTTATACTATTATTGGCTAAATAGAAAAACCGCCCCGAAGGACGGCTTTTCTATAAGCGTTGGCCCCTATTTTACCACGCATTCGTAATATCTCGCGGCTTTTCCAGGCCGAACATCTTTATCTTTCAAAAAGGCGTTTGCCATATCAGCGAAGAAATCGACGCTACCGCAGACATTGTGCTTCTTGGCCACCTCATAGAAGTCGCTGTAAATCATGTTGACAATAGCCCACCATTCTATGGGATCTGCCTCGATTTCTCTCTGTTCCATGATTTGTTTTGCCTGGTCAAATGTCCAGTGCGGCCCTTTGCTGCCGTCCTCATTGCACATAGAATCAGTCCACTTTTCAGCAGATTCCATTGACAAATGTCTGGTATCTTTCAAATGGTCCCTGATGATATAGAGGTCCGCTAATTTCTCATAATTTTTGTAGCTGGAATCAAGGCGCTCCCACTTTGAGATTTCGCTGTCGATTTCTTCCGGGTCAAGCATCACACCTTTTCCAGTTGATCCATAAAACGGCGGACTACATCGCGCTCACGCTCACTAGTTGCGCTCTCCATCATATCATGGGCCTGCTCCATCATGTGCTCTTTGGCGTCTCCACGGGAATACACCCGGTCAGGATACATCCGGCCAGTCCGACTATATCGACCCATGCTGTCGCGCTTGCGGCCACGGTAAGAGCTGCCTCGGTTGTAGGAGCCACGGCCCTCCATTTCCCAGTCCCCGTCCCGACTGTATCCGTCGTCCTCTTCCAGCATCTCAATTTTGTCGATGTTCTTGATGGTGTCGGTTAACTTGTGGGCAGCTTCAAGGTCTCCAGCAGACATCTCCGGCTTGCGGGCGATTTCCTCCAACTCTTCGCAGAGCTTTTCTTTCAGTTCGTGCATATATTCCATGTTGATTCTCCTTCCGTTTATGTGGTGGGTGTGGTGGTCCCGGGAGTCGTCCCGTCAATGCTGGCAAGATTGTTGCTGGGAGAGCAGCACGGCTGGCCAAGCATTCGGAACGAACCGCCGGTGGGCGTGGTCACCACACAAACGGAGTAACGGGTGCGGGTACGGATTCCGCAAGCGGTGACCTGGGCGCAGTTGCGCTTCGTGAGCGGGTAAAGGGTCGTGCCCGTTCCAATGGTGACGTACACAGGTGCATTGATCGTGGTCGTGTCGGGGATAGCCTGCGCCACAACAATGCAGTATTTCTCCCCGTTGTTGTATGCTCCGGCGGGTAGATTGATTTCCAAATTTCCGCCAGTAAATGTGACCGCCTGGCTCAATACCAGATTGTCACACAGGCGGCAAACAGGTTTGCAGGACATATAAATACCTCCAAAAAGTCAGAGGCGACAGACGATTAGCCTGCCGCCCCGAAGTAATCACGGCAAAGCCGGAAGATGTAAACAGTTAGCGCAGTTTAGCAGCCGCAGCCACAATTGCCGTAGCTCCCGCAGGAACCATAAGCCGCCTGGCTGGCCCAAGGGTTGCAGGTCAGATAGGCCGGGGTGGGGCAAGGCCGCAGGGTGTTCACAAGGTAATTGTTCTGCGCCTGCTGGCTTGCGGCAAGCTGCAAGCCGAAAATCTGCTGGCTCTGGGCCTGGATTTGGGCATCCTTCGCAGCCATCTCCTGGGAAGTCAGCTTGTCGAGAATCGCCCGCGTGTTGGCGTTGGCGTTTTCCAGCAGGTCGCGGGTGCTCATGTTGATGGTGTTCCGGGTGTCGCAGGACTGGGTGGCGAGGTTGTAGTTGGTGTCGGCAAAACCGCGCTCCACCTGCCGCTGGGTCTGGCAGCAACAGTCGGCAAGCTGTGCCTGGACGGCGTTGTTGCCCTGCATGATCGCCATCTGGGTTGCATTGCCATTGGTCAGGATGGCGGTGTTTACGCCGTTGATCTGCTGGGCGGTGGCATAGAACCCATCACACAGGCCCTGCTGCACGGTGTCCAGCTTCCGCTCCACCTGCGCAAAGTCGGAGGCGAGGACGTAGTTGTCGATGGCACCAGAGCCGGAGGGCGTAGAGCCACCATTTCCGTTGCCACCCCAACCGCCGCGATTCCAACCACCGGCAAAGATGAAGAGGAACAAGATAATGATCCACCAGCTGCCATCATTGCCCCAGCCGTTTCCGTTACCGTTGCCGCTCGTGGAAGAGGCGGGTACAACAGGCATCGTGAAGGGGGTATCAGTTCCGAGAGACATAGTATTGCTCCTTTCTGAATGTTGATATATTGCTAAATCGTGGCCACGATTAAAGCCTTATTTCCCGAGCATCTGCTGAAATGCCCTTGCCATGCCCTGCAATTCGTTGAATTGCGCCTGTGACATCTGGCCGGAGTTCAGAAGCTCCTGCACCTTTGCCTTTGGGTCACCCTGGAAGGTTTTTTGAAACTCGTTGAATTGCTGGATCATGCCCATCACGTTCCCCATAGGGCCAGGGAGATTGCCACCGCCCATTGCGTTGAAAAACGGATTACTCATCTGCTCCAGCCTCCTTTTTGGTTCTGGTGGTCTTAGGTGCGCTCAGAGCGTCCACACGGGCCGCTAGAGCGTCTAACTGCTCACGGGTGGCATACTCTACCGCAGGGGGCTGCGGGGCCTGTGTGGGGCTTACAGGGGCCGCTGTGGCCGTCCTCTCCACTAGGTCGTATATCTTGGTGGTGGGCTTGCCGGATGCGTCAGCTTGCTTGAGGTAGATAACAGGTGCGGTGCTGTCCCACAGGGCAACGGCACTGTTTGGGGCCACCGGGTACTCGAATGCCGCCTGCCCGCCGGGAACCCACACAATCTGGGTGTTGTTCTGCTGCTGGGGTGGTTGTTGCATATTTTGCAACGGTTGGTACTGCCCCGCCCGAAGCTGTGCCAGCTGGTCAGGCATAGGCGGCTGATAAGGTTGGTATGGTGTATAATAAGGCTGATATCCGTATGCCATAGTTAGTCAGTCCTTTCCCAAAAATAGAGTACGATCTCGTTCCCGCTGTCCCAGGAGTCATAAAGCACACAGTCCCGGATACACACCACATGGCCGGACAGCGCCAGGATATAGGTCCCATGCGAATGTCCGTCTGCAAATTCCGAGACGGTTACATCCTCTGGGGCCAATTCCCTGTGGAATCCATGCCGCCGCAGATATGACCCCCATGTGGCGTTTGCGCTGGGCATGTCCCCCATCAGGCCGCCCTCTACACAGAGTCCCAGGTAAGTTGTGTACCAGTCCTGGTTCAGCGCCTTAGACAGTGCCCGGACCGTGCAATCGCCTACGTTACGCCCAGCGGGATTCGGGTTGTAATGCGTCCACATGGCGGTTATGTTCCTCTACCTCTGTCACATATCGTTCAAGACCGTTGTCATCTCCCTGGGCCATATACCAGAAAACCGCTTCTCTGGCACATTCGGGATTCATTCCAGTGGCAGTCAAGCGCTCCAAATAGGTCATATCAAAACACGTCCTTATCTAAAAAATAAGGAGGTCCGTGGGGAGGGCGGCGACGTGTACCAACCCTGTATCCCCACGTCCTCCATGTCTATATTTTCGCAAAAAAGAAGCCCGCATGGGTGGCATCCATGCGGGAGTTATGTGGAAGTTATGGGGGATTTGTGGGGGAATTTATCTTTTGGCATTTTCCCATGTTTACTTTTCTGATGGTTTATATATAATAAGAGTAGAAAGGAGGCGCTATATATGGGAACCGTTTTTGACGCCGCAAAATATATTCTGGAAAAGCGCGGAGCTATGTCCACAATGAAGCTTCAAAAGCTCTGCTATTATTCTCAGGTATGGTCTTTGGTATGGGATGACGCGCCCCTGTTCGATGAAGATTTTGAGGCGTGGGCTAATGGTCCGGTATGCCCGCCTTTGTTTTATCATAGCCAGGGGAAATTTTCTGTTTCTGCCGGTGACATGAAAGGAAACAGTGAAAATTTGAAGCCCGAGCAAAAAAGCACCATTGATACGGTTTTAGACCATTACGGAAATAAAAACGCGCAATGGCTCAGCCAGCTTACTCACATGGAGAGTCCTTGGCAGGATGCCAGAAAGGGCGTCCCGGCAGGAATACCATGCAAAGAAATCATCACAAAGGAAAGTATGGCTATGTACTATGGCGGGCTCTAAGGGGAAGATAAAGTTTGGCGGAAATCCAAAATCGATAATCAAGCAAGGCGGCTCTCCAAAGACTGATATCAGGCAAGGTGGAGATCCAGAGAGTATTATGCAGATGAATCCATCTTGGAGGCTTGCTTCTTGCGACGTAGATCCCTCTATTAGCTGGTCCTTTTATGAAGATCGGCTCGCTCACGACTTCTGGGAAACTATATTTCCAAAACTACAAAATTTTGAGAGAATGACATGGAGAGAAATCTTTTTAGACGCAAAAAAGCAGAATCATGCAATAGATGTTTCTAAACTAAACAAATCGGCTAGAGATCGGTTCGCAGAACTTTGTATAGAGGCCGAGGCTATCCATTCTCTCAGGCTTGGAGGAAAACTCAGAATATACGGCTTTTTGAGTGGGCCGATCTATAACATTTTGTGGTATGATGATGACCATGGGGATAATGATACCTGTGTGTGCAGGTCATCAAAGAAACATACGTAATTATCGAAAAAGGGACCAGCATCTAGCTGGCCCCTTTTCTCATATTCAATCTTCCCGCCACCCGTTTCACTTCCTCGATTATGTACGCCAGATGGTGGGACACTGTCGATCTGTCCCACCCAAGCTCCACCGCAATGTCCATCTGTGCCCACTTCTCAACGATATATCGCCGGGCGATCAATTCATCATCCCGGTGCAGGGCAGCTTCTCGGATGGCTGTTTCAAGCTCAGAGCGCAAGAGGTCGGCTAACTCAGGGGGAAGCTTCACTCTTGCGCTCATATAGTCACGTCCTTTCACGCCATCGGAAGGTTCAGCAATCCGCTATAACTCTGGATTGTGTCCTCCTTTTGCCCCTTCGCGCTCTCCAGCGCGTCTATCACCTGTTGCCCAATGCTGCGACTGTATGGGTTGTTCTTTGCGCTCTTAGAGCCAGTAAGAAGCTGCCACAGAACGGCCTTTTGGTTGTCGGTTAAGTTTACTCTGGTATCACCTGGGAGTATTGGACTTCCCACACTGAGAGAATCCAGCGCCGCCTCGTATTCTTCCTGAGTGTAAGTTCCCAGGTTTCCTTTGTCGTTCGGCTTGTCGAACTGTGGCATGATTTCCTTTACCGTCACATAAGCGTTTGGGGACACGCCGAAGTCGTATCCAACGGATACCTTGGTGTAGGTAGCTTCGTTCATCACAGAGGAAAGGGCGGACATCTGTTGGTCTACATTGGATATAGAATCGATGACAGCACGGTATTTTTGCAAGTCGCTGACATCATCTTCCCCCGTTTCTGGTTCCAGACCGTCGATTGATGTAGTCGCCTCGATGGCCGCGCTAAGGTCTGTCCCTGCGTCCATCATTTTTTTGATGCGGTCCACGCCGCTCTTTCCGTAGGTATCATAGAGCAGGAGATACTCCGCCGTAGAGATCCCCATGTCCTTCTGCGCGTTCTTGGCGGCCTCCACATAACTGTCCGCCTCGTGGCTGGGACTGACCTCTTCTGCCGCGATATGCCCGGCGTATTGATAAGCTGTTTTGATGGCATCCGCCTTTTGCTCGTCCGTCATATCTTGGTACAGGTCGCTTCCAATCATCTCAGACACGATGTCATAGGAGGTCTGCCCCTTTGTGGTAGCGTACTGCACGTACTGGTCAGAGGTTAGATATTGCCCGTCCACCTTCTGGCTTTGGGCCGTCCGGTCCGGAAATACTCCGGTCTGCCCCGCGTCATAAAGCCGTTGCAGTTCCCGGTCTGCGTCTGTCTCTAGCTCGGTAGACGAATATGCCGGGTTTATGAAGTTGTTAAATGCCCGCTCCGCCAAGCTCCCTGTGCTCTCCGTCCGCCCCCAAGCGTCGATGTAGGGGATCTGCTGGAACTCGCCGGGCAATTTATTCATGGCCTGCCCGACGGTGTATTGCAGGTCCGTGGGGATGCCGTTGGTCCGGTCCATGAAGGTCGTGTACCGCTGGTCCTCTATAGTGCGCTCAATTTGCCCGAACAGCGTGGGGATGCCCTGGGTCAGATAGGACAAGGCCGCGTTGGCCGCCACCTTTGGAAGCGTCCCGCCATCGGCATACTGCACTGTCTCAATCGCGTCCTGAACGCCTTGCAGCATGGACATTTCCAGCATGGGGTCTGTGATGCGTTCCGCTGCGGACAGGATGTTGTCCAGGGTAACGCCTCCCTCAGCTTTGTCAGACATGACGTTATAGGCTTCTACCCCAACGAAAAAGGGCAGCGCCTCAGGAGCCAGCCAATCCAGGGTGTAGTTCTTCCCTCCAATACTCAACGCATAGCTCTGCTTCCCGGTCAGGTCGTTCTGGGCGTTCTGTTCATCATCTCCAGAGCCTCCCCCGGTAATCAGCCCCATGGATGCCAGCCAGGCCCCCAGCGCCACAAGACCTGTTCCGGTCAATCCGGCGGAAATACTGTCGATGGCTTCCGCCGCCGTCTTGTTTCCGTTGTGAACCTGAGCCAAATCATAGGTCAGTCCTTTTATCAGACCAACCGGACTATATTCCATGCCCCGCGCCAAAATGTTAGCCGGCGTTCGCCGGAAGGGCAAAACGCCCTCAATGAGCGTATTGGCCGCCCTTCCCACTGAGTTGCTCCCACTGTACCGCAGTCCGGACACAAAATCAGAAAGCGCGTTCGCGTCCCGGTAGGTGGCCTTTTGGGCCTCCTGAATGGCGTACTCCCGCCCAGCGTCCAATATCTCTTGGCTCACCGTTCCGTCTGAAATCTGGCGGGCGTTCACGCCGTTTGCCTTTAAGTATCCAGCCAGCGCCCCGGAGTAGGCGCTCTTGGAAAACCAGGCGTCCTCCACCTCCATCAAATTGGAGTTGCCCTTCCGCACCGCCTCCAGCGGCTTGAATTTGAAAATGGTGCGGTAGTCCTCTATCTTCCCCGTGGCACTGTCCGCATATTTCCCGCTGCCCAAAAGCTGGTTTTGCACATTGTTCACATCAGATAACGAAGCCCGCACCAGGTCCCGGTCCGCCTTGCTCAGAAGGTTTAACGGCGCTTTTGTCCTCTGGATGCCACCGGGCAGAATGAGGTCCGCCCCCGCTTCCAATGTGGTGGCGATTGCGTCTTTCATCATCCGCACCGGGACAAACCCGGCGTTGCCCACGATGTTTCGGATGTGGGTCCTAGGGTTGGTCAGCATGGCCATGTACCGCCAGGCGTTCCATTTATCCACCCAGGTAGACGGCACCTGGGATGCGATATTTTGATAGATTTCCTCTGTGGCCGCGTCTCGTCCATCCTGGTCCGTGGCGTTTCGGAACTTCTCAATAAGCTCTTCCGGGATTTCCAGATCTGGGGCCTTGTCCCGGTATTTTCGCTGTAATTCCTCCTGGATGTTGGAAACGCTTCTCTGGATGCCGTATAGCTGCCCCTCCGGGGTCAGCTTCTTCAGCATCCTCTGGGCCTGTAACGTCTGGCCCGCCGCCGTGGCCAGGGATGCGTAATCCACCAGCAGGTCGATTGCCATTTGGCTGTCCCCGGCGTTCATGGCGTTGTTGAGCAGCACTTGTCCCAGCGCCACATTGTTTTTGCTCAGTCGTCCGCTCCGGGCCGCCTGGTGGAACTCTTCCAAAGCTCCCGCCCATCCCTTGTTCTCCACGGTTCGTCTGGCTCTCGCGGTGGCTGCCTTGTCCGTGACCACATCATGGGACAGGTCTCCCCGGGTGATAGCCTCCGCCACCTCGCCCAGCATATTTTCCGGCGTGGCCTGCGCCTCCATCACCGTCCGGGCCGCTCTGGATACTCGGTCGTTGCCGTTCGTGGAGACCGGAACATCCACCACCCTGGCCGGGTTTTCTCCTTCCGGGATGGCCCCGTACTCGTTGAGCATGTTGGAATAGGGGTCAAAGCCATAGGGGGCCGCTCCCGTGGAGCCCTCCGCCCGGATGGTTCCTTCTCGTGCAACCTGGTCAAGGCCAATGATATCCGAATTCTTGTCTGACGTATGTATCACATTGTCATCCCAGACAACAGCACCATCGGATGTCTTTACACCGGGGACTTCATCAAAAATTCCTTTTTCAAAAGCCCAGGTAATAAGATCAGGATCGTCCCACGCATCCGCACTATCAACAATGTCCTTTGGGTCAAAGGTTTCCGAAATTTCCTCAGCGGTGAAGTTATCTGTCAGAGATTCAATAGACGGCGGAAGCATACCATTTTCAACATCTTCATTCCATGCCGCTGCAATCGCCTCTTTGAATTGATCAATGCTGGGAAGCGACGAATTGTCTACGGAATACAGAGATTCCCCATACATATCAATACTGTTGGGATCATCGGCAAACATACCATACCCAGTATAGCCGGATATTGGCGATTCTCCGCTTGCGACCGTGCGGTAGGTTTTTGTAGAAACGTATGGAAGGCCGTTGGTGGGATTTACGATGTTTTCGCCATAGCTATCCCCGCCCGCCGCGTCGGCGCTTTCCGCTTTCGGCAGCATGATGCCAAATTGAAGCTGCCCGTTGACATCCCGCACGATAGGGGGTATACTATTCTCAGAAAGCGCATCTGATGAGACACCGGACGAATCAACCTTCGGGCCACGTCGTCCACCGTCCAAGGGTGCGCCCATAGACGCTACTGATGAGGCACCGGACGAGGGGGCGGAAACGCCTGGGCGTCCACCGCCCAAGGTAGCGTCTGTTTTTATGCCCCAGTTGTAGATTTGGCTTTCTGGAAGATTGTCTGTTCCCTCCGCCATATCCCGGACCGCAATACGAACCCCTACCGTCTGGTCGCCGATTTGGACCGGCGTATAGAAGTAATTCCAGCGGTAGATATTGGGGTCCCCGTCATAGTCCGGGGTGCTGTATAGATACCGTGCGTTCTGGAACACCTCGTCGCTGTGGTACAGCATAGATGCCTTGTCCTGGGTCACCTTCTCCATGACCTCCCGAACTCCGGTGTCATAGAGCTTTGCCTCCAGGATATTCCCATTTACTTCAAATTCATAGCTGCTTCCCTTCAGCCCGTTCAGAAACTGGCGCAGGGACGCTTTCAGTTCGTTCATCTTCTGCCGAAGGATGGGGGTCCGCTCGGATTTCTTCACGGTCCGCAGGTCGGGATAAGACTGACTGACCCGCTCTGTCGTGCTCTCCGGGATGCGGACGACCTGCCCGGAATCCACCATGTCCTGGTGCGTGTCCCGCATGATCTTGGTCTGCGTCTCGGTGTCGTCATAGGAAACATTGTTCCACACAGGGCTGTCCACATTCGTGAAGTCCTGCATGGTCATCCTCGGAAGTACCGTCTCCCCCGTGGAGGCGGTATTATTTTGCCCCTCGGAGGCCGTTTGAGGGGTTTCTGCCTGTGTCCCTTGCTCCACCATGGACGCAGCCCTGGACGGGCCGGGAACGAGCATCCCACGGTCCTCCCGGCGCATCGTGGCCGTCTCTCTGGGGCTGTTGTCTCCCGCGTTGACCCCAGCCCGCCGGGCAATCGCTCCAAGTCCCTGGAACACACCGCCCGCCGCCGCTCCCAGAAGGGCGCTTTGGATGAGTTCTTCCGCCGTGGCGTTCTCCGCGTCCGGGTCATAAATGGCCCGTTCCAGATAGGGGGAGAGCGCCGTTGAGATCACTTCTTCCACACCCTCTCCCGCGCTGTCCGCCAAAGCCCTCACAAGGCTGTTTTGGGCTAGGCCGGACATAACCTGCCCCGCCTTTGTGCCGCCCAGCCTGTTGATAGCCTGATTGACCACACTGCCCACACTGGAATCCAAAACACCGCGTCCAAGGCCGGCCAATCCTCCGAACAGCATTTCAGTTCCCGCCTCCAGCGCGCCGGAGGCCGTCCCATAGGTGGCCGCCTGCTCCAGCGTCGCGCCATTTTGGTATGCGTCCTGCGCGGCGGAGCCGCCCGCCTGAGCCGCCATCAAGGGGAGGCCGGAGCCAGGCAGAACGATGTTCGCCGCGATGGATGGAGCCATATTGGTAACTGTGTCCGCCAATTCTCCCACGCCTCTTGCGATAGCGCCAGGCGTATAGCGTTCCTCAATGGAGCGGCGGTAGTCGTTTGCCGGAGAATGAGACAGGGCGTATTCCGCTGTTTCTTTGAGCGTATCGCCCTCGCCAAGCAGTCCTGAAATTCCTTGAACCAGTCCGACGCTGGGTAAAAAGCGATACCGACTGTCCGCCAGCATCGTAGCGCCAGCGTCTCCAAGCCCTTCCGCCGCCCCCAGAAGCCCCGCCGCCGCCCGGTTCGTCACATACCCAAGATTCTGTCCTGCCTTCCATGTGAAGGGGGCGTTTTCATAATCGGCGCGGTATCTTTGGTCGAGTACGGAATCCACCATCTGTCCCCGCTTTGCCGTCTGGTTGTACTCCGCCGGGTTGAGCGCCGGGTCGAGGGCGGAAGCCCGGTCTCTCAGATTATCCCGCAGGGAAACCAGATCGTCCGTCTCCATCCGGTTTAACACGAGGTTGGTCAAATCTTCCTGCCGCCGCGCCTCCGCCTGGATGGGGTTGGCTTGTGTCCTCTGGGTGGATAAGATGTTGTTTCCCTCCACCACCTGCCGGGCGGCGGCCAGCTTTGCCCGCTGGGCCTCCCGCCGCTCCATAGCCTGGGCGAGAGGGGTACTCCCCTGATAGCTGGGGCCGATGCGGTCCAACAGGCTTGTCATATTGCGCAGAACCGTCTGCCGCAGCTCGGTTTCCCGTTGGGCCTGCGCATCTTCTCTTTCCTGTTGGGCCGTCTTTGCGTTCTGTATCGCTTGCCCGAGGCTTACCTTTCCGGTGGTTGCGGATACTCTTTCCCCAGCTCTGACTCTGTCTATTGCCTGGCTCAACACGCTCATGTATCATACCTCTCTTATCGGAGCCAGGGGGCTAACTCCAAGCCACTCTGACCATATTGCAGACGTGTGGAATTGCTGTTATAGTTACTGGCGTTGTATCCGTCTGCCCATTGAACCTTTAGTTTCCCGTTCCCAGCATCGGACACAATTACTTTTCCATCGTTCACTAACTGTTCAATTCGATCATAGCTGACCGGACCAAGACCAAGCCCGAGGACAGAAACCGTGTCCAGATCGTTCAAGCCATAATCCCCGCTTGACGTATTGTCATCTCCACCACCTCCGGAGCTTCTACGGGAACTTCCGGAGCCTCCGCCGGAAGTGATATTGGTACTGTACGTCTGCGGATTAATTCCCAGTGCCCGAAGGCCGGAGTAGTCCCCATACTCCGCCGCGAGAAGGGCGAGGTTATATTGCCGCTCCCAGTCCGTGGGGTTACTGCTCACGTCCCATCCACGGTCGGCCAGGCCGCTCCAATCATTGGCATACTGCGCCTGATAGATGGCTTCTTGCAAGGCGTTCTGCCGCTCCTGCTCCTGGCTGCTGATTTCATCCATAAATTGGTTGTAAGCGAAATTTCGGTCCGTGTTGTACTGGTTCAGATCGTTGAGATAGCGGTTATACTCGCTGTCGCTCATGCCAAGGGCGGTTTGAAGGTTGTTGTTGATGATGTTGTACTGGTCCCGCCAGGCGTTATAATCGAAGTTCCGGTCCGTGTTGTACTGGGACAGTTGATTGAGATACTTGTCATAGTCGCTCTGCTCGGCCCCCTGAACCACGCCCAGGTCGCTCAGCTGCATATTATAGTCGTTGAGGTACTGGTTATAGGCAAGCTGGTACAGCTCGGGGATTTTGTCCGTCATCTGCGCGGCGTAGTAGTTACCCGCCTGGCCCGCCGCCGTGGAGGCGTAGGAGGAAGGAAGCCCGCCGGAAGCGGCGGAAGCCGCCCCCAAAGCGTCCTCCGTGGCCCGCTGGCCCTCTCTGGTGTACTGCTTCCGGTAGTTCTGATAAAGGGGGTCGGTCGCCGGGTCGTAGGAAAAGTCCTCCCGGTTCAAAATGTCCTGGATCAGGTCCTGAATGGTATCGTCATAGCGGTTGGTATAGGTCGGCGCGTCTGCGTAGGTGAAGGAGCCATAGTTTAACTGCTGGTTCCACAGGTCGTTGATGTTGCTGTCATAGCTTCCGGTGTAGGTAGGGGCCTTGTCATAGGTAAAGCTTCCGGGAGACAGGGGGGTAAGGGTGAACCCGCTTCCGTCTTTCCCTCCGGTGTAGTTGCCGTAGGAGGCCCGCAGTTCCTCCGCCCTGCGGTTGGCGGCGGCCCGCTCCGCGTCTGTGGCGGCGTTGGCATAGTTCTGCTTCTGTGTCAGGATGCTCATGCCGAAGTCCGGGTATTTCTGAGCTAAGTCCAAGTCCCCCTGGGAGAACTGGCCTAAAAGCCCGCTGTTCTGCGCCGCCTGCCGGAACTGGTCATAGGTAAATCTGGATGCCATAAAATCTCCTTTCTCACTGGCGGCCCGGCGTACTCTTGAGTTCGCTGCCGGAATAGCTCTCCCGGACCAGGGAATACAATTTCCACTGCCCGGTCCCAGTGATTTTGATTTGGAAGTGGTCGCTTCTTCTGGGGATGATGGGGAGGTAAAAGCTTCTCTTCACCGTTGCGGACAGCGTAGAAACGTCTTTCCATACCCCATCGGAGTCAAACTGCATGGAGACCGTCACCTGCGCCCCCGCGTCCAGCTCGATCCTGATTTGAATTTTTGCTGTCCCCTTTTTGTTCGGGTCATCTTCCACAAAGTCGCCCCATTCCGCCACGCTCTCCACCGGGCCTTCGCTGACGGCTTCTTCCGGAACGGTCCTGGCATTTCCGTTGATCCACAGCTTTCCGTCGGCGGACAGAAAATAAAGCTCCGAGTTCCAGCCGAACCCCACGGCCTCCAATGCGTCCTCCTTGTGCCACAGGTTGTTTCGGGTGTCGAACACAAAGAGGGTCCACGTCCCGTCCGCCCCCTCCATGGACACATAGTATTTCACCCCGTCGCTTCCTCCCACGGCGTTCCGGTAGCGCTCCACCCCAAAGGGGGCGGCTACGCTCTGGGGGATGCCGCCGGAATAGGCCACCACACCGGCCCGGCTGAGGTAAAACAAAACCTCTCCCGCGATGGCCGGAGATAAATGGCTGCCCGCCTCCACCCCAAGAGACGCGCTGCTCATCACCTGGTAATTAGACGGCTTGTCTCCATAGACCTTGTAAATAATCTCTTCCTTGAAGAACACCGGGTATCCCAGGTAGGAGCAGCAGGCGGTGAAGTCTCCGGCGCTGCCCACGTTCACCGCGTAAGAATCGGTGGACAATCCGTCAAACACATTCCAGTTGAAGGGGTCACCCAGCTTGGAGGAATAGATGGTGTCCTCCTTGCAGCCCCATAAACGGTTCTCGTTCTCGCAGATGAAATCCATGTCGGGCACGTCTCTGGAGATGGTCAGGGTTTCCGTGTCTCCCCCCTCGTTGATGGTGAAGGAATTTTCGTAGAATCGCAGGTAGTCCCCGTCGATCTCCCGGATCACAATGGTCTGGTTGTTGCTCTCGTGGGTCACGGCCCCGGCAATGGCCACTGCGTCCCCCACGTTGAATTTGCTCTCCCAGTCCGCCCCCTGGGCATAGATGGTATTGGCCTCGGCTTCCTCCCCGGCATAGGTCCCGTCCTGAATTTTCGCGCTTCCGCTCCAGGTGGACGTAAGGTTCCCAAACTCCCCCGTCAGATGGTTGTAATACGCCTTGTCCGGGAAAATGATGATGTAAGCGCCCAGCCCGGCGAACACCTTGCGCCCGTCTGTCACGTTTCCTTTTAATGCCCCATCGGCGTAAAACCCGGTTCCGTCCACCCAGTACAGGCCGTCTTTGGCGTAAAATCCATTTGGCTTTGTCAGGGTGGCATAGAGATACCGGGGCCGCCTGGGAGACAGCAGGGGGTAGTAGTCGCTGGTGAGGTTCTTCATGTCCCACAGCTCTCCATCCTGGGCGTAGAGGTTGTGGTTATACCCCTTAAACTGCGTCTGCCGGTATTTGTTGATGCCGTCGGCATATGCCATGGAAGGAAGCCCCTGCGCCACGCTTATTCCTCCTTCTGCTCATCCAGCCCCTGATAGATGCCCCGGATACATGCCCGGACAGCCGCAAGGATGTCCACCGCGTCCCCGCTCACCGTCAGAGTGCCCAGGAGCTTGTACGCGTTGTTCAGTTCCTTTTTGATATCATCCATTTCCGTTTTCCTCCAATCTCTTGATTCGGGTTTCCTGTTGGCGTATCTTGGCCCACAGGATGGCGATGAACTCCACATAGCGAAGCATTTGCAGCTCATTGCCCTCCGTGTCCACGTCCTTGCACCAGGCCGCTAATTCCAGGTCGGACACCCCATGAGCATCCATGGCCGCCTTGACGTTCTGGGCGATGAATCCCGTATGGTAGCGGTTGCCAGTCCCGTTGTCCATCTTGTAGATAACCGGGGTGATATCGTCCATCATGTCGATGTACTTCTGTGGAATCTCGGCGATATCGTGTTTGATGTTCTCGTCCGAGGTCTGGATCTCCGCCGTATAGGAGTACACCGCCTGCCACATGCCCAGACTGGAATTACCCAGGTTGGCCGCCGTGCCGGACGGGCAGAAATTGTTGCAGGACACCGACATATCCCGGTTGACCATTTGAATTGTGCAGCTACCGGATGCCAGGTACAGGTTCCCACCGGAAATCAACTGTAATCCCGTCATTGTGCTGGACCCGACTGTGATGTATCCGATTTGAGCGCCGTAGCTATTCAGGATTCCGATTGTCCCGCCCCGCAGCGTGGAGGCGGTCACCGTGCCCGTCATCAGTTGGGTCCCGTCAATATAAGTCGTGCCTGGGTATACCCAACGGTTTACTGTGTTGTTCGCCGTGTTCGCCGTCGCCTGCGCGGAACTGGCTAAACTATACGCATTGCTGGCCGTATTCTGGGCCGAGCTGGCCGCATTGTACGCACCGTTGATCTCGCCCTGTGCGTCGCTGGCAAGGTCGCTCCAGGTGATGGCCCCAGTCAGATTCAGGTTGGTCGCGTTGATCTGGCCGCCGTCAATCGTGACTGCGTCCCCCTGGGCGTTGGTGATGGTTACGCCGTTGGGGGAGATGCGCAGGGTCTGGCTCATGCCAGTCTCCAGATCAGAGACGGACTGTGTGATCCCGTTGACCGTCACGGAGATTCTGGAAACGGCTCCCTCTACATTGGATACCTGTGCAGTGAGGCTTTGACTGGTCTGCTGCAACGTGGAGACATTTCCCTCCAAGTCAGACACCTGGCTCATAATACTGGTGGAGGTCTGCTGGAGGACAGAGATATTCCCTTCCGCGTCGCTCATCCGGGAGACGAGCTGTTCCGCCGTAGCGGCGACGCTGGCGATATTCCCGGCCTCGTCCTCCAACTGGACGTAAATTGGCTCTGTGATGAGATTGACCAGACTGTCCAGTTCGGAGTCGTTGAAGTTCTCTATGCCGATATTGCCGAAGGAATACCGCAGCTGTTCCAGCAGCATATAAAGGTAATTCTCCACCAGCCGGAACTTCTCCTGTGTACTCTTTTCTCCGGTCAGATCCGGGAAGGAGATATCCGCGTTCAGAAGATTCCCCGGCATACCATCACCCCAGCCCTATTTTTGTCATCACAAACACAATCAGCCCGCCCACCACCGCCGAGATGACCGCCGCGATAACCGCCTCCCAACGTTTCCCCGGCTTGCTCAGGAGGGTGTCCATTTTTCCGTCCAGGCTGTCCAGCTTATCCGTGATGGTATCTAGTTTCGTCTCATTGACCGCTTGCTTCGCTTCCACTGTCCGCAGACGGTCATAGATCTCCGAGTGGGTTTTCTGTCTGTTTTCTTTCTCGGACTTCATATCCTCTTCCAGCCGGTCCACGCGGGCGGCTAGAACACAGTTCTTTTCGCAATCGGGCATATAGGCCCTCCCTTCAAATGGGTGGTGATGGTGATGCGCTGTCATCCTCGATAAAGCCCTTTGACTTGGCCGTTTCAAAGGTGATGCCGCCCTCTTTGTGGTCGCTGGTGCAGAGGCTAAAGTAAGCCTTGCAGCCAGCTATGATAATAGCCTCACCCACACCAACCCCGGCTGTCAGCCAGGCTGCTGCGGAGGTGTAGCCGTTTGTTATACACAGATACATCAGCGCCAGACATTCTTGCACGATGACGAACCCAGACAGAATGGTCAGCACTGCAATGATCTTGTGCCACTCCAGCTTTTTGCGGCGCTTGAGCCGCTTACCCACGGCGCTCATCGTACCGGGCGAAGAGTGCGCCCACCTGCTCCCGGGTGATTAGGTCCTGGGGATAGGTCACCGCGCCGTCAGGCTTGAAGATTCCAAGAGCCTCCACAGCGGCCTGGTCCTGCTGCTGGAACCAGTCGCTGGCCGGCTGCTCCCGCAGCTCTTGACGGTAGCGCTCCATGTTCTCCTTGAATTTCTCGTAGCTGTCCATTTCAAGTTCCTCCTTGACATCATTCCTGAAATCATCCATGCTTTTCCCGAACTTGGGGAACCAGTGTTCCACGTCCCCGTGGTTGCTGGCAATGCCTAACCTGGCTCCCTCCGCGTGGCAGATTACTACACCGTCCTCCATGGGGTCCAGCCCGTACATCTCACAAAGATAGGCCGTCAGCTCCACCGCCTCCCGGTAGACGGCGGCGAAATACTCCGGGTCTGTCAAGTCGTCCTCGCAGATTTCAAAGGAGACGTGGGTGCTGTTTGCGTCGTCCCCGCAGTGCCAGCCCCGCATATTCCAGGGAAGGGTCTGATAGGTGGCAATCGTGCCGTCTGCCAGCAGCCCGATAAAGGCGTGAACACAGGCCCCCACGTCAGGGCGATTCCAGTGGTTGTTATTCTGGTTCACGCCCAAAAGGCCGTCGTCCGGGCCGACATAGCGTTTTAGGTTCGGGTTGTTTGAGCCGGTACTGTGGACCATGATCCCCTTGGGCGTGATGTACTTTCCCCGCTTGTAGCAATCATTCTCCGTCAGATAGAGTTGGTGCAGGTTCATTCGTTGCCACCTCCGGCGTGTTGATGTTCTTCGTCATGGCCACCAGCTCGTCAATGAGGTTGCTCAAAGCGGCGGTGTCCAGTGGATAGGCGATATACTCAGCGGAAGTCTGCGCCATAGCCATGACCCATTCCTTGCGGGTAGCTCCCTCGTCAAACATGGTTTCGGCCTGCTCCATCAGTTCGATGAGCAAGCCCAACAGGTTGCCCCAGTTCTTCTCCTGAGCGGCTTTTTGGACGTACTGAACAAGCTTTACGACCAGGGGGATGCAGGCGGCCAGACCGGACAGCACCGCCACGATCAGGGATACGATTTGTTCTGCGGTCATTTTTGCTCCTTTCCGGGCGGCAAAAAAGCCGCCCTGTCTTACTTGACAAAGCGGCTCAAATCGCTATAATGAAGATAGAAAGGGCGCTGTTACGACGGTTAGCCCTATCCTAACAGCTTAACCTAAGTTAGCCGCTCGGGGGCAATCCGGGCGGCTAACACGCTTTTGGGGCCATGTAAATCATCAGTGCAAGCACGATGATGAAGCACACAAGGAAGCGTATCAGCTTCCGTCCCACCAGCATCACCCCCTTTCGCAAGGGAGTGGCTAACCGCCATATGTAACAGCGCCTGTCCTATCTTAGCATAAGCGCCGCTTTGTTGTCAATTTCCCGCCCTGAGAGGGGCGGGGTTTTTATATGTGCATCCAGAGGACACCATTGGCCGCCCCAGTTGGCTGGAAGGTCACGGATGGGTTCGGCGGGGTAATGAGGCATTGTATGTTTACTCCCCCACTAACCACAAGGCTGTCCATACAATAAACAGCCTTGACAGCTAGGCCGCTAATCACCCCATAGCCCGTGATACCATATGCGCCGTTACTCAGATAGCCAACAACTGTAGCGGATGCGGGGGTTTCAAATTTGTTGATCCATTGATTCAAAGAAAGCTGTTCGTTGGAGCCAAAGGTTATGGAATCCGTTCCTCCACAGGCCGATGAAACTGTAAAAATGCTGCCGTTGCTTTGAGGGCTCGCCAGAGCAAAACTAAAGCCCGAAACTTTTCTCAGTATCGTTTTGAGGTCAAGGGCGGTTACAGCGGGGTCCGTGGTAACACAGGATAGGTACAAATTCTCACCGGAAACCACCCACTCTATGTTGGTGCAAGGGATTTGCCTCTCCGTTGGCGGATCATATGTCCCCGTGACCAAACTGCCGTCCTGCGCAATCAACTGTTTACCGGATAACAAATCCGATGCAGAACCGGGATTCGTCAGGGTTGGCAGCTTTGTTCCTCCCCCACTCAATACCGGCTGTAAAATCATGTCCGCACCCCGCTTTGTGCAAGGTGCTGGAGCGCTAAATCAAGCGCCCCCCCCATTGGAAATTTATGGTTTTTGTTCATGTTGCTGTCTCCCTTCTCCCTGCCCGAATAGGGGCGGGGTTTTTATTGCCCGTTAAATTTCAGTGATGCGAAGATAATACGATGCTCCAGATGTGTCGAATTCTATCGTTGCGTTTTTATTTGCGGTGTATGTGGCATCAGTCCCCGCTGAAAGCATATCCCCATTCAAGTAGATTTCTCCACCACGCATACCAGAGCAATGACAAAGAACTTCTGTTCCGGCATCCACCTCAAGCGTTTGGGCAGTGTAATATTCCACACCGTTTATCACAATAGAACACCCAAAAAAATTCTCATACGGTTCTCCTGTTCCAGTCAGTGTCAATGTTATCTTTCCGCCAGCCTTTGGCCATAGCGACCAGTCATGGAAAATCATGCTGACACCCCCTGCATCCGAATATTTACGTTGATATCCTCCGTAGGCACAGAGTCACAGGAAAAGGTCAGGCTGTTGGCCGCCTGAGAAGTACACCACACGCCAGCCGCCGCCCATCTGTCAGCGGAAGGCTTGTTTGCCGGGCACACGTCAACAATTTGGGCCGAGCTGTCAGCCAGGATGCCGGTCACCGTGACCGTTTGCTCTCCTTTGCGCCACCCCGCCGCAGTCAGGGTCACAGTGGCGGTTTTGGGTCCTTTGGAGTCCACGTAGGCTTTGTTGACAATATCAAGGTTTTGGGTTGGGGTGCCGCCAACTTGCACATTCAAAAACTGTACGCTTCCGCCACTTGCCGAATTGAATTGCAGTTCATTGGAGGGTCCAACCTGGACTCTTGGCCCATTGCTTCCCCCAAAAACCAGCTTGCCTTCAACGGTTAAGTCCCCCGTCATCGTCCCACCCGATAGCTGCAGGTACCTTGCGTCGGCATCGTCCTGGCTCATTCCCGTCTCTGGAGCATCCTGCCACGCTTGTCCATTCTCTGTCTTGGTCAGCACCTGGCCTGTGGAACCCCCGCTCACTGCGGGCATGGCTCCCACATCAGCCGCCGTGGTGTTGTGGGGGTTGCCTGTGGTCTGGCTGTGGTCGTATGCTGTCTTACCCCGGTCTCCACGGTAGGCGGTGCTGGATGTCTCGCCCAGCGCCAGCGAGGGGGAGATTTCAACGTACTGGGTGCCGCTCCAACGGTAGGTCAGGTTGGTGTCCTCTGCAATGTAGATTTTCCCGTCCTCGCCTGTGCCCGGAAAGCTGTCTCTGCTTGCAAACTCCACCACGTCGTCCACATAGCTGGGGAGCTGGGCAGAGGGCACCTTTCCACTGGAATCCAACTCGGCAACGCCGCTTGCGGCCCCCTTCTGGCTGGCAGGAATGGCACCTACATCTGCGGCGGAGGGCATCCAGGTATCGGGCCTAGCTCCCACCTCGGTGGCTGTGTACGTGGGCTTGCTGGGCGCTTTGGCCCACTCTGGAACGGTGGGGTCGCTCTCTTGCGTCAGGTATCCGCTGTCATTGGTCAGGTCGCTCACCTTTGTGGGGATACTTTCCTCCACATCTTGTAAGGCGTTGTATACCCCGCCGCTCTGAACGGGGTTTTTACTGCCCTGGGTGGGCGTTGCGTCGGTGGTAATGGTCACATCCTCCACCGCTTTGTCCACATAGCCCTTGGTGGCCCCGTCGGTGTCCGCCGTAGGCTCCGCCATGCCGGTGACTTTGTTGCCCCCCATTTGGAGCGCACCCGTCATGGGCACCGTGCCGTTGGCCATGAAGTCGCCGCTGCCGATCCCGTCCATGCCGTTATACACTTGATAATCGGTGTGAGTCCCGTTGGTGTAGGTCATGCGGTAGGTGTCC